GAGAAGTTTCACCTCCACCGACCGTCGGCAGCCAATCCCAATGTGGGATACATACTGCCGCCTTCGAACGATATCTTGCAGGTCCAAGCCTGGACCCAAAAGAATCGTTTCGAATGTCTCCACGGAGTAATGCCATAAGCAGACCGTCACCGTTATATAAACGGCATCGACTACCTCTTGGCATTCTAAGTTCTCCGTCCTTAATCCTAATCAACTGAGGAACTGACTCCCAGCGGCGATAAATCACCGTTTGGTAGTCAGGATCCTTTGGAAGATTTGGGACTCGGGACGCCGGAACTTTTACTCCCGCATCGTCGTTCTCATATAGCGGAACCGGCAAGTACCGGACCGCCCGTATGAGTCTCTTAATCGTCCTACATAGCGCAATGCCATGTAGAGCCGACCAAGAGTTGAGACGATTAATGGCGACATAACGTGAAGCCTGGGACCGCAAGCTTTTTAGATAAAAGCCTCGGACCGGGTGACCTCGAAAGAAGTCACCACCACAGGATTCACGAAACGGTCCTTGACTGAAGGACTTTTCTGCATTGACGGTAAAACCAAGGAGATTAAGCAATATCACCGTTTGGCGATATGCTTCGGTTTCGACAATAATGTCGTCGCCGTATACTCCAAAGTTAGGTAAATATCTAGTCTGGATATATACCCCGTCATCTGATGAGAACTTACAACTCTCACCATAGCCTTTCTTCAAGCGCAAATCTCGAGCTTGATAGGCAGCAGAAACGACACAGGCAAATATGATTGTCTCCAAGGGGAAAGTATAAGCATTCCCCATCGAAGATATCATATGTAGCTCCTCCCACTCCCCAGAAGGGAGTTGGACTTTCGGAGATCTAAAGTATTCTAACCACCCGACTACGTCGGCCGGAAAGGTACTACGGATCATAGAAAGTGACACAGTGTCGGAGGCCGAGCTAAGGTCGATAGTTGCAAACCTTTCGCTCATGCTTCCAATACGTGCCAGGTCTCGATTGCATTCCTGTTGTGTAGAAAGGTCAATACCGAAGTATTGGCGCAATCTACGAGACAGAATTGAATTGACCCCTTGCTGATAAAACATATTCAGCGAGGGTTCAACGCAAATGCATCGAGCAGTGTCTTCGTTCTTTGGTACGAAGGACAAACGGTTACCTTCGACAATTTCAACATCACCGAACTCGAGGAATCGCAGACTTTCTGCGTGCTTCCAGTAAGGAATGTTTGAAAAGTGTCGCTCATACGTTGAGTACAAGGATTCCCTTGTCGCAGTTAATGGGCTAGCGAATAACTTCGTGTAGAAGTCAGTTCCCTTTGCCCCTAACGACGACCCTGGTCCCGTGGTAGCATTTGCCAAAATGCTCGCCATGGAACTAAGGATGTGAGAATTAGGTCCTCGGTTAAAGAAATTATAAATCTCGGATTTGAACAATCCGAGCAATATTTCTTGCTCCAAAGACATTTTCTCAGGGAGTGTCCATTCCTTGCATAGCATATTGCTTGCTAGGAACTTAGCTTGAGCAGCAGCCTCGGCTTCCTTATTCTCCACATCCTCAAATTTCTTGAGGAAGGAGGATAATTGGGCCTGGATTGCAAACTCTTGCACGGACAACTCAGACGGGTCAATAGAGCGGTCAAGCTCTTTTGACACACCTGCTAGATCGTAGACCGTAAAACGGCTTCCGATTTTCTGCAGGTGCTCGTCGAGATCCTCGCAAAGATCTTTATAAAGAACATTGTGACGTATAGTTGACATCAACAACTCTCCTAAAGTGTAATATAGAAGTCCTCTATCTAGAGAACCTCTTTCGGCAAGTTTCCTTCTCCTGCTTCCACAGCTTCAGGTTTCTCGGCATCAACTTGGACGTCAGCTTTGACGTCAAGATGTTCCAAGCAACCATGAAGCGATGGCATGCAAGAGAGGACTAGGAAGTACATGTAGCGTCGGGCGTTCATTACAGAACACCGTCGATCAACACGTCTCCTATTCCGCTCGAGTCGCTCCAAAGAGCGCCAATGAGACAGGAAAGAGCCGCCCTAACGCTTGAGGCATCGTTCGTATCGGCACCAGCAGGAACTGAAATTTTCAGTTCTGCGATGACGTTACGTACCGGTTGCCCCGATGCAGGCTCAACGCCCTTACGGACGCGGAGCTTGTACACGTTATTGGGAATATTACTAATCACACCCGTAGATGGATTGGCCACACCAATTTGACGAAAATTGGCAGGTCGCTCCATTGTGAGTGTGAAAGGAGATGACACCGTATTCGCCGAAACCCCAGTCTGCGTTCCGCCTAAGGCGGTAATAGCATACTGTTCGGACGACGCGTTCGGTGCCGTGTCAGCTGTGAGAGTGTACGTCGGGGAAGTTAATCCCGTCTGTGCACCCCCAGTCACTGGACTACTAGGACCAAATGACATAAGAGTTTCCTCTTAGAGTTGAAGGTTCTCCAAATAAGCAAAGAGTTTTTAACGTCTCTCACCCGAGAGACAGCTTATCTGAAGTAGTTCCGAAGTTCTTTGCGCATAACGGCAAGGCCGGCAATATTAAGCCACTGCGTACCCGATACATTGGTGTTAAAAACAATGTCCGGGACGAAAGACCCATTATAGGGTGACCTTGTAACTACACGTTTGACCCTCGAAACTTTTCCAGGCGTCACCTGCGTAAGTGCGTACGTATAATAATACGTATTAGGAGTAGGTATCGGTTTCCAATTGATGAATTCCGATATATACTGCTTTCGCACAGTCTTCAAAGTCCAGCGGATGCTGGACCTTGCGAGACTCGCAGCTGAGATCATATCACCTATATTGGTGAAATAATCGACCACAAATGAATATGGGATCAATTCCCATAATGTCGGCAACCAGTTATCAGGCGATAAGCCTAATCTCCGGGCGCTAATGACATTATAGGTACCCACATCAATACATGAAATGTAGCGAACCGTCACATCCGAATGGATAGTGTTGGTCACTTCAAATCTTGGATATCCCGAGCCGACTTGTGACGTTTGAGACGATATTAAAATTTTATCGTTCCCAACTGCACGAGTAGGTTCCCAGGAGCCCTCCAATAGTAGATCCGATTCTGCAACAGTTTTTGCTGCATCGTCGATTTCTGCTACAAGAGGAGCCCAGCCAAGCTGGTACTCAAGCCATGTATTCGCAACTGCAACTAATTTGCGCTCTGTAGAGGTTCGTTTCAATTGAATCGAAATTCTCTCCAGATTCCTGGCATAATCATCCAGGTGTTGGCGTATTAGTTTGCCGCGATTTGCGATTAGACCCACGGTCTGCATTAATTCTCCGAAGAACACACCTCCTTGCCAGGAGGTTTGTTTACTCCGGATTTTGCGGACCAGGATCTCAAGCGCCTTGTTGTTGGCCTTAGTCTCAGATAGGGATCCCGGGTGCAAACTGGGGAAACTAGGAAACCTAGTTCCAAAGTTTGTACTCGATTGGTACGAGTACGGATTTGGCGTCCATCCCGGTCGGGGAATAGCCTCCTGCGAGATGATGAAGGGTGTAGTATGGATATGGTTCAGTTCACCTGTAAAATCGGTGCCTGCAGCCTGTCCACGACTAACCTGCATCTTCCAGCGAGGATTCTTTTCTCCAACTGTGTAGTTAGTTGCGGAGAATGCATCTTTACTGGTGAAATTTACTTTATCACCGTTAAAACGCACCCGCGAATAACCCCACGGCCGTTCATATCGAACGGGGGATGTTTTAGACGTCGATTCCGACATTGTACCTCCTTTCTCCGAAGACCTGGTGGTCTTCAAATTTGACTTCAGGACTAGGATTACATTATCCTAGGGTTTTCCCTACGTCAGTTTGTTGACACACGTGAGTGCACGGTACCCCCGAAAGGGCCGTG